CGAAATTATTTACTTTAGACAAGCGCACGATTTGACTCGCGCGCTGCCAGTTTCAAGATTCGCGTTTCATCCTGGGGCACCGGCGGGATTGCTCCTGCCTGATCTCCACCAGTCCACGCGCTTTCGACCGTGTTGCCGGTCACGTTTCGGCGTTCCTCGCCGTACGCATAAATGTTCTTCGCCGCATTGTGGTCGCGGTCGTGGATGGCGCCACAGGCACTGCACACCCATCGACTGACGCCCAGCACCACGCCGGGCTCACGGGCACCGCAGTCGCTGCAGGTCTTGCTGGTCGGCTCCCATTGGCCCACATCAACCAGGCTTCGCCCTGCCCAGGCGGCCTTGTAGCGCAGCATGTTCAGGAACATCCCGACGCTGGCGTCGGCGGTGCTCTTGGAAATGCTCCGGTTCTTCGCCCAGCCCTTGACGTTCAAGGTCTCGACCTTGATGGTCTGCGCACTGGCCACGATCTCGCTCGTTGCCTTGTGTGCGTAGTCCTTGCGGATGTTGGCGATGCGCTGGTGCAGGCGCGCAACAGCCTGCTTGGCGCGATTGCGGCGGTTGCTCCCCTTGACCCTGCGGCTCATCCGGCGCTGGTATCGCTTCAGTCTCTGCTCATGCTTGCGAAGCGCGCCCAGCTTGGGCACCTCTCGGATACCCTGGCCGTCATAGATGGTGGCCAGCGTCTTGAGACCCATGTCAATGCCGACACACTCCACGGGTGCAGCAATCACCTCCGGTGCAGCGCATTCGAAGATGCTTGCCATGAACCACTTGTCTCCCTCGCGGTAGACGCGACTGGAGAGCAGGCGTCCAGTAGGCAGGTCGCCTGCCCTGAATTTCACCAGGCCCAGCTTGGGTAGCTTGACCAGCCCGTCGCCCAGCGTGGTTGCCTGGTTGACCATGTAGACCGAGAACTGCCGGGCGAACTTGCCACGAAAGCGGGGTCGGGCGATCTTTGGCCCCTTGCGCTTGCCTGAGAGGCTGTTGAACCAGTTCAACAGAGCCTTATGAAGATCGTCTGCCAGCGTCAGTAGCGCATGCGCGGGGATGTCGGAGATCCATTCGATCCCCTCCATCTTCTTCATGCCGACGATCAAGGCCTGGATCTCGGCCTTGGTGGGCCATCGGCCGTTGATATCGCGAGAACTGAACACGCAGTCCAGCGCTGCGTTCCAGACGTAACGAAGCCCACCCTGCCAGCGACGAAGGGCTGAGGCCTGCTGCTGGTTGGGGTACAGGCGCAACACGGCAGCGCGGGTGATCTTGGCCTCGGTCATGTGTACTCCCAAAGCACAGGGTTGGGCAGGCCGGGACCACCGAGGCCCAGGTGCACGAAGCCCCGCGCGATGCCGATGCGCGTGAGACCGTGGCGCATCGCGTAGACGACGAGCTGGAAGCGGTCGCTGCCGTTGTCGCAGGCGATGTCGGCGGCGCGCCCCAGCGTGTGTTCGCCGGCGGTGCGACTGCGCTTGGCGGCTTCGACCGGGTGCGTCGGGTGGCGGTAGCCAGAGGTCACGCGCATGGGCTTGCCATAGTCGTTGCGCACGAGCTGCAGGCGGCGCACAAACTCTTCGTCCATGTGGCACTGACCGGTGTGCCGGCAGCGAAATTCCGGCTCGCTGAAGTTTGGGTAGCGGCTCCAGTCCATTGCGGCCTCACGTGTCAGGCGCCCGCGGCCGGCTCTAGCGGCGGCGCGAGGGGCGTGGGTGCTGGCGCGTCCCCGGCTGGCGCAGCTTGCCCATCGGCCGGCGGCGCCTCGGTGGCACGCGCGCGCATCTGCTCGACGTCGCCGCGCAGCTTGGCCACGCGCTCGTCGTGGCGAGCCTGGATTTCGGCCACGCGGATGCGCGCGTCGGCCTCGATGCGCGCGGCATCCAGCCTCGCCTGAGCGTCGGCCTGCGCCTGAGCGGCGCGATTGGCCAGCTCGGTCTGCGCGCGCTGCAGGTCGGCGCTCAGGCGCTCGATCGCGGCATCGGCATCGCGACGCACCTGCAGCAGTGCCTGCTGGGCCTGCTCCTGCTGCGGCGCACCGGCACCGACCTTGGCCGCGACCTCGGCCTCGATCTTCATCGCCTCGGCCACCAGCTTGCGCACCTTGGCCTGCTGCTCCTTGAGTTGAGCGAGCGCGGCTTCGCGTTGAAGCTGCAGGGCCTCGGCCTGCGCCTGGGCCTGGGCTTGTGCGGCCTGCTCCTCCTCTGGGCTCACCGGCTCTTCGGGGTCGCGCTCGCCGGTCATGCGCCGCACGGCGTCGGCGATCTCCTGGTGATTGGGCAGGTCGGAATACTCGTAGGCCATCGCCAGCAACTTGAGCGCGACCTCGGGCGGCAGGCGCTGCGCGAGCTGGTGTAGAGACTCGAACATGACCTGGCGCATTGAGCCGGCGTAGTCCCGCTCGGAGACCACGAAGTCGGCGGCGCTGGCGGTGATGTCGTCGAGGTAGCGCAGCGAACCATCGGGCTGCACCTGCGGCACATTCAGGCGCAGCCATTCGACCTCGGCGCGCTTGCCGGTGAGGCGCACCACGCGCTCATCGACCATGAACTGCTCGGCCAGCGCGAGCTGCTTGCGCCCCGACTCCTGCACTGCGGCGCGCAGGTTGTCGAAGGGCTCGGTGACGACGACCGAGCCCTGAATCTGGCGCGCCTCGATCGCGCGGCCGGAGACCGCGTTGGTCGGGCGGCCCAGGTTTTCCTCGGCGACCCCGGCGATCTTCTGGACCGCGCGCGCCTGCAGCGCCATCATCTGCACCTGGCCAGCGGCCACGTCGTCGCCGCGCCTGATCTGGAAGTCCTTGCCGCTCTTGCGGATGATCAGCCCGTCCGGGCGATTGGCCTCTTCGCGCGCCTCATTCCAGTCGTCTACCGCGCCATCCTCGGCGATGATCTGGTTCGTGTTGAGCAAGAACTGCGCCTTGCTCGCGCGCTTGTTGATGTCGAGCTGGATGTCGCGCACTCGGCGGGCGGCGCCGTAGGGCAGCCTGTCGCGGCCGCGGCGGTAGCACCAGACCGGGGTCAAGGAAAAGCGGTTGTGGCGGTACGGCGAGGGGCCGGCGCGCAGTAGAGCGTCTTCGACAAAGACGGCCACGTGCACGCGCATGGCGACCTTGTTGGTCAGCGCGCAGCCGGTGATGTGCTGCGCGAGAACGCCGTCGCGCGCATCGACGAGCACGCCCTTGAGCGGGCCCTCGGCGACGAACGCGCTCGGCGTGGGCATGCGGTACTGCGCTTCGTAGATGCGCACGCGCCGGCGCCTGGCGTCTACGCTGGCCGAGCCGCTGCCCAGCACGGCCAGCGGCTCGCCGGCCGCGGTGCTTGGCGCTGGCCAGCCGCTGCCCTCGTTGTCCGCGTCGTCGAAGCTCACGTCGTGGCGCCGATCGATGCCGCTGCGGCGGATGACGTCGGCTCGGTCGGGGTACATCGCGCAGGCGACGTCTTCATCGACCCAGCGCCAGCGGAAGATGTAGCGCGCGTCCGACAGGTCAAGCTCGCGCGCCGTCGAGTCGTGCAGCACGCAGCGCCAGTCTTCGTGGCGCGAGTAAATCGGCTCGGCCGTGGGGTCGTCGCGCACGCCGTCGTCGATCCAGCCGATTCCGGCCCTGACCGCGTCGGCGAAGGCCTGGCTGCGCGCCATCGCCGCGCCGTTGACATCGGCGACGTACTTGAGCGCGCGCGTCTTGACCTCGGCGATTTGCACGTCATCGGGCGTGCGCGGCAGCACCCGCCAGTCCACGCGCGTGCGGCGCTCGGTGCCGATGAGCCAGTCGATCATCGGCGCGACTTCGTTGAAGACCAGCGGCATCTGCCCGCGCTCGCGCACGGCCGCCGCGTCCTCTGGCGACCACTGCAGGCCGTGGTACATGTCCTCGTCCATCGCCTGCTCGAGGCGGTTTGCCGCTTGGCGGTCACGCTCGTAGTACAGCCATTCAAGCAGCTGGCGCAGCAGGCGCCGGCCCTGCTCGCCGTCCAGCGGGTGATCGCGCTCGACCTCCGGCAGGTCGATGTCGCTGCCGCCCGCCGCGTAGCGCAGCTCAAGCATAGGTCGCACCCTCTGGCCGGACGATGATGTCCTCGGCGGCGAGGTCTTGGCCATCGGCGCGAGCGCGCATCTCGCCCAGGCGGATGCCGCGCTGCTGCGGCGGCGGCGCGCTGGGCATACGGATCAGGTCCGGCAGGCCCTCGCAGATGATGCGCGCAACGCGGTGCGCGTTGGTCGGGGTCTGCTCGATGCCGAGCACCGAGCAGGCGTGCAGCGCCTTGGCTGCGACGCGGCGCACGTCGTGATCCTCGTCCCAGACGTGAGCGGCGCCCTCCATGACCACGTACCACGGCGCGCCCGCGCGCCGGTGAGGCACGAGCACCATCGCGCGCTCGTCATCGACCCAGGTGTAGACGGCGGTGATGTCGCCGTGCGTGCGCACGAGATGCGCCTGGCGCATATCGATCGAGATGGGCATGCCGATGACGCGCTCGCGAGCAGCGCGGCCAGTGAGACCGGTGCGCAGACTGCCATGCTTGGTGAATGCGGCGGCGTCACACCGCCATCGGCGACGCCCCTCGACGCCACTTCGGTGCCTTGATCTGGCTGTCGCGGCGCAGGCCGGCCGCCGGCGAGCGCATCGCGTCCTCGGCAACGATCGCCATCAGCCCCCAAGCGTCAGCCGCGTGGCTGGCCCAGTCGTGCATCGGCCCGAGCCCGACGTCGCGCTCGTCGTCCCAGCGCTCGTGATACCAGGCCAGCGCGTCGAGCCCGGCGCGCGTGGTCTCGGCGTGCATCCACACCGACGGCCAAACCCGTCGCGCGGCCAGGATGCGCGTCATCGCCGCACCCTTACCTTGGTTCGGCACCACGGTCACCGAATACCCCGCGCGCTCCAGCGCCGACTGGTAACTGACCGAGAACACTTTGTCATGCGTCGCACCGTCGTGCGGCAGCCAGATCGCCGCGCGCTCAGGCCCCCAGCCGCGACCGCGCAACCATTGCAAATGGTGGCCGACTTCCTGCCCGACAGATTCGTAGTAATCGAGAACGCGAATCTCTCTTCCTACGAATTGCACTATCCACATACTGAACGCATCTGCGTTGCGTCCTGTGCCGCCGATGTCGACGAATACCCGTATCTGCAGCGTCGGATCGGCGGCAACGTTGCCAAGCCTGCCCTGTTGACGCAAGGCATCGATCTGGGTTTTGTAGTATGCGCCCTTGTTGGTACTGCAGTATTCGCCTTCCCAGACGTGGCCATAGCTGTCCGGGTCGTCGCGCTGCCACTTTTGGCGCTGGCGCTCCAGGCGCTGCGGAAAGCGCGGGTTGTCGCGCCAGTTGATCTCGACGACCTTGACGCGCGGGTCTGGCGCGGCTTGCCGGAATCGGCGGTCGGTGGCCGAGGACTTGCGCGCCGGGTTCCAGGTCACCCAGAGTTCGGCGTCTTCCTCGCGCAGGGTTGGCAGCACGATGTCCCATGCGGCATCGGTGATGGGCTCGGCCTCATCCGCCCAGAGCAGCAGGACTTTGGCCTTGGACTTGAGCGCTTGGGCGGTCTTGGGGTCGAGGCCGGCGAACTTGAAGCTCACGCGCCCGCTGGCGGTGCGGATGTACTTGGCGCCGACGTCGAAGTGCGGCGCCAGCCACGGCTCGCTCTGGATCGCGCTCTTGACCTCGGCCATCGACGAGTCGTCGAGGCTGTTGAGCCGCTCGCGGGCGCAGACGACGACCCCCTCGCGGCCGGCCGCATCCCACATCAGCGCGCGCACGGCGGCCATCTTGGCGAAGGAGCGGGTCTTGCCCGAGCCGCGCCCGCCGTAGGCGCCGCGCACGTCGGCGGTGCCGGCAAAGACGTCGATCAACTTGGGCGGCAGCTCGACGCGCTGAACGCTGGCGTCATCGCTCATCACCGCCCCCGCCCTCGGCATCGATGATCTCGGGCGCAGCGAGGCTGCGCAGCGGGACCAGCTCGATCATCGTCGGGGGTACTGCGGCGCGCTGTTGGTTGTCACGCGCGAACAGGCCCAGGATGCGCGCAGCGGCCACCAGCGCGGTGTTCTTGTCCCAGAGCTTGTAGCCGAGGATGGTGCCGTCCTTGGCGAACTGGATCTCCGCGATTGCGGCACGTGTCGCCGCGTCCATCTCCGCGGGCGTCTTCAGCTTGCCGTTCTCATGGGTGAGGGCGCCGATGTCGGATGTCGCCACGCGGTACAGCTCGCGCAGGATGTCGGCCGCGTCGATCCCTGCGCGCGTTGCGGCGGCGTCCTGAATCTGCTTGATGCGAGCCTTGACCGCCGGGATCGTGACCGTGTTGTAGACCCTGGAATCCAGCACATGCGCGCTCCAGCGCTGGGATTTCGGAAACGCCACCTTGTAGGCGTCGCGCGCAGACATGCCGCCGCCGACCAGGCGCGCGAAGTGCTCTCGCCCGGGTGTCAGTCCATGCTCGTTGCGAACTCCTGCCATGAGTCAATTTTGGCGCCGCTTGGTCCGCGCCGCCGCCTGCATGCGCCGCCAGATGTCGCGCAGGTACGCGGCCGCCACGGCGCGCACCTCGGCGTCCTCGATCGCCTCGATCTGTGCGCGCCAGTCGGCGCGGTCGTGGTAGCGCTGGATGCGCAGGCCCTCGGCGAGGCCGAGCTTGTGAGTGGTGAGCGGCGTGGTCATGCGGCGGCCCTCTGCCGCACCTCGCTGGCACGCGCGATGTGCAACAGGAACTCGGCGAACGCCGGCGGTGTGCGCTCGCGCTCTGCCTTGCCCATCATCTCGACTCGCACCGGTGCGCTGTCTGTCGACTGGGTCGGTATCCAGGCGAGCGACGCGAGCAGCAGCGCCGGCAGCATCAGCACGGCCACGATGGCGCGCAGGACGGGGCGCGTCGTCATCGCTGCCCCCTGTTGCGGGCGCAGCCGTCGGCCCACGCACGGCACTCGTCGGCGCGCACATGGCGGCGCACGCTGGTAACGGCGTAGCGCGGGTCTGTCGGAGCCGGCGCGATGGTGACGCGGGTCTGCGACGTGATCACCGGCTCGCCGGGCAGGTGTGCGGGGCCGCGTATTGGGCTGGTGCGCACCGGCGGCGGGCAGGCTGATTGCGCCGCTTTGGCGGCGCGCCCGGTGTCGATCTCCGCGCGCATCTGCTTGCGCGCCGTCTGCTGCTGCTTGGCGGCGCGCCGCGTCATCTCGATACGCGCCTGGCTGCGGCCGGGCTCGTCGACGATCGAGCCGATCTGGTGCGCGTATGCCTGTGCCGCGTACCGCGAGGCAAAGTAGCGCCAGCAGCCGGCCTTGTGCACGCCAGGCGCACGCACGCGCCACAGCGTCGGCGTCGCGGCCGTGACGCAGTAGCGCACCATCGCGGCCACCTTGCTGTCCTTCAACCCGAGGTCACGGCACGCCTCGGCCACTGTCACGCCGCGCGGCCCGCCCGCCAGTGCGCGCAGGCGGTCGGTGTAGCCTGTGCGTGCGCGCCCGTTTCTCGTGTCTGTGCTCATACATCCCCTTTCGTTGCCAAGCTCAGCCGCACCACTACTTCACCGGGGTGGCGCGGCGTTCCCATGCGGTACGTGGCCGTCCAGTGACCGTCGTCGATTCCGGTAGCGTCCGCAACTCCATCGGCGCCAGCCTTGAATGCGGCGATGCAGTTGTCCAGATCACGCCGACGGCGATCCGGCGGCCGGAATTCGACGTCCACATTGATGCGCGCGTCGGCCCTCTCGGCCGCCAGCCGCCGGTATGGCGCGCACTCGGTCACCGAAAGCCATGCGCATACATGCCGGTACCCTGCCGCGACTTTGGCCTTGTTGGCCCAATGCAGCCGCGCGTTCGGGCTGAGCGCCGTCGGCGGCCACGGCAAGGCGAGCGTCACGTCGTTCATGGCCGGCGAAACTTGTCGTCAGGCTGCAGCGGCACGGCCGCTACCGCCGCGCCAGCCTCGGTAATCTGGTAGCGCCGATACCTTGGATTACGCGCATCGCTATCACTGGCCCGGATCAGCTTCAATGACCGCAGATACAGCAGCGCCCAGCACACCGCTTTGGTGGTGCGCTGGCTGCGCGCGATCAGTTGCGCGTGCGTGTACCAATGCCCTGGCTGCATCGACAACAGCACCGCATCGGTGGCCGAGCCGACCCAGATCACACCGCGGCGGCCGGCGGCGATATCGCGCGGCGTTGAGCCAGATACCGATGCCGAGGCCAGTTGCCGCGCCAGCCATTCGATGCTCATTGCTCGCCCCCGCACAGCGCTTCGATCGTGTCGGCGAGCAGGTCCATCTCGCTCATCCGGTAGCGGCGCTCGAAGCCGCGAATGCCGAGTCCGTGCAAGCCCGCGTTGCCGCGGTGATGCTCCGGGCACAGCGGCACGACCAACCAGTCCGAAGAGCGCTGCGCGCCGCCCTGGCCTTCACGCGGGTGGTGCAGTTCGGCCGGCGTGGCGCCCCAGCCCAGTCGCCGACACACCGCGCAGCCAAGGCCGGCGACGCGATCCATGTGGCGCCGAGCCGCCTTCATCGGCCACCCCGCGGCAGACGAAAGCCGCGGCGCAGCGGGCATGCACTCGCCCGGTGCCCAGCCTGGCCGCAGTAGGTGCAAACGCGATCCGTCATAGCGCAACCCCTCTTGCCCTCTGCCACTCGACGTAGGGCCGGCGGATGTCGCGGTGGAAGTCGGCCGCCACATCCTCGTCGGCGTCGATCTCGGCGCGCGACTCAACCCCCAGCGCCGGCACGCCCAGCCGCTCGGCGGCCTGCACGATCATCCTGCACCCGCCGTCGAATTTGGTTTTGCAGATGCGGCAGGGTTTCATGCGCTGGCCTCCGCTTGGTCAAAGATGCTGGCTTGGCTTGCGACTTCAGCAATGCAATGCGGGCTGCACCAGAGCGTTTCGCTGGCGCTGTTGGCGACGGCGGCGTCGGTCAATGCATAGCCCTTGCGCGCCGTCCACTTGCGTGTGTGCCAGCCGTGCGCGAGCAGCTCGTCGTGCTCGCCGGCGTGGCCGCACAGCACGATGCGCAGCAGCGGGCGCGCCCCATTCTCCGCGCACCACCGGCGCACCTCGGAGGCGAGCTCTCCGCCGGTGCCGCCGGCGGCGTAATCCATGTCGCCCTTGGTGTACGGCGGGTCGAGGAATATCCCGGTCGTGCCGTGCCTGACGGTCACCGAGTCAGTCAGCACGCGCTGCCAGTCGCCACAGGTCACACGCACATCGCGCAGGCGCTGGTGCAGCTCGCCGAACCATTCAAAAATGTAGGCGCGGCGGCCCTTCCCTGCGTCGCTCAGGTGCGGCAGTTGCCGGTTGATGCCCCGCCGTGCGTCGCCCAGGTGCGGTAGCTTGCGGTTGATGCCCCGCCCTGCGTTGCCC